CCATGCATCCCAATTATCATACGCCATATTCATTTTGACAAACTTATATTCGCGTCCTGTGTACCGCGTAAAAGGAATTTCTTCATCTTCAAATTCAATGTCGTCTTCTTCATCTTCTTCATCTTCTTCATCGGAAGATTCTCTATATATTTCTGGGAAATATGTTCCCATTTTCCTACCAACTTCATTCATGGCACAATATTTCATGGCATATTCCATATCTTCACTAACAACCATATCTCTACCAGAAGCCTTGGCGTATTCAGCTGCGAGAACCATAGTTCTTTCGAGTACGGGCTGAATAATGTTAATAGCAGAGTCCTGGACCTGCTCAATTAAGTTTTCGGTTGCGTCTTTTTCTTGTTGATTCATTATAAATTAAACAGTGTTTTAGCAATTCCGTTTTCTACACGGAGTATGTTATAACTTAGGCCTAAAACTCTAAGTTCTCTTTTAGCCAGGTTGTCTGGTAATATTTTGAGTTTTAAATGCTGTTCTTTAATTAAACTAAAATTTCTTTGTCCGGTTGGATACCACCGCTCGGGTTCAAGTGCGAAACTATACGAATAGTATCTTCTAAATAATTGTGTTCTTGAATGATGTATACCACTTTGTACTGCGCGTAAGTTTATGACATTACCCGAAACTTTATCTAAAATAATTGAGTCGTCTAATTGTATTTCAAGGTTTTGTAAATGTTCATAATTTACGTATTCACCGTTATACAATTGGTAATTTGAATCATAATCAAAATTGGTAACAAAATGACCACCTATAACTTTTCTAAGTCTTTGAATTACAAAAAAAAGTTCCTTTATGGGATTTTTAAATTCAAGTTTATGTTTAATATCAACCACAGAATCTATATTTAAATCCTGTGGTATTTCAGTCTTACTCTCTTGTATCTGAGTGATTATATAATCTATTTTTTTACTTAATAACATCTGTTTTTCTTCTTCATCTAGAGAAACCATTTCAGTTGTTAATTTTAAACTTTTTATAAGTCCTTTTGTTTGTACGAAATCACCTAAATAAAAAATTGAATTACTATTTGCAGGGTCAGTTGCGTCATACCCCCAAACACAATCTTTTAGATCTCTAAGTTTTATAACAATTTCTATTTCCTGACCTGTTATGGCACAAAGTGGTACAGCAAGTTCGGGATTATTATAAAAATAAAATGGTATATCAACAAAATATTTAGTATCAGAAGTTGCTAAACCTAGATACCCTGCAATTTGAACTGAAGATACCCGAGTACCTGAAAATTCTAAAGGTGGTTTACCAATAAGTTTCTCTAAATTATGTTGTTTTGTTTGTGTAACGTAATTATCAGAATATATAGCTAAGAAATCACTTGGTATATGCTGAATAACCTGACCACCTATCAGAATTTCTACATACTCAATCATGGCATGACCTATAGATTCTACGTATCCTATACCTTCAATATTGTTCACTAAATTCTGTTGTATACTAGATAATTCAACTTTCATACTCACTGTCTTAAGAAGATCACCTTGGTTTTGTGGGATTGTACATCGAATAGTGTTACCAAATTCTACTTCACCTTCAACGTCTAAATCAACAAAGAATGGTGCAAAGTTTGTATGTTTTTGAAAATTCTTTATGAAATAGGTATATTCGGGGTCGTCTGTAAAAAAGGCGTCCTGTGGACCAGATGTTTCTAATTGAACACGTCCAGCCATTACTAGTATAACTGACTAAAATTTTAAACCCCCGAGTCCGCTGCTTATACGTAAAACGTTATAGTTTACAGCGTATACGTAAACTTTGTGTCCGAAACTCGCGTCTGGTGTATCGAGTTCAATATCTATCAAATTATGTGCTATTCTACTCATGTTAACTTGACCTGTAGGGTAATACGTTTCTGGTTTCAACGAGAAACTATATACACCAAAGTTATTACCCGTTACCCCCGTATAATACTTTAATGGTTGTTCGTAACTGAGCATTAAATTATCAGCGTCTATGATTATGTTATTGTTAAATTTCATAGTAACTTGTTTTATTGGTTCGTATTTGTATACATCATCACTTACAGCCAAAAAGAACATTTCCTTGACCGGATTTTTAAAGTTAAGCATACCAGATTTTTTAGATTCACCTGGTTTAAATTTGAATTGAGACATTTGGAGTTGGGTTATAACGTATTCTATGGGACGCGAAAGTAAAAAATTCTTTTCGTCTTCGGTGATAAAAAAGAAATCTGTTACAAGAGAAACCTTTTTAATTGATGATGAAACTCCCGAAGGTGGTTCGGATAACGTATCACCCGTTCTCGTATACGATACAGTGACATCTTCAAGTTTTTTAAACTTTATATGCACTTCTACCAGTTGTTTTGTTAATGCACATACGGGTATAGCTAAACTTGGGTTTCTAAAGAAATAAAAGGGTAAGAATATACTATAATCCCAATCGTAATCTACGTCTATGTAGTTACCATGTCCCGTTAAGAAGTAGAGTGTTTGATCGATATCATCTTTATTACTGTGTATTTGGTCATACATGTAAATATAATCACCCGTTATTCTCTCTATGGTTTGCCCACCAATAACAAGATCGGCATAGTCTATTATCTGTGCACCTATAGAATCACGGTATCGAATCGTTTTCACGTTTATCTGACCACCCATACCGTTGTGTGCAGCACAATAATAGTATAAAGTTGATGGTGCACCCACTGGTACGACAAATGTAACAATAGATGTACTTGGATTCGTAACACCAGTTGTGTAATCGGAATAATTGGGTGAAGCCGTTGTAGAAAATCTAAACGGGTGTGATGGATGACTTGCATTGTTAAATGTATACGTCGCACCTTCGTATAAAGTCAATGTTGCCTGTTGAACACCATCTATAAAGTATTTATTTCCAGAACCAGTTGATTGAAACGTTACATTAAATGTTTTATCAGGTGTCGTTGGTTTAGGTAAAGTAAATTTAAACATTGTACTTCGGATAAGGTCACCTTTATTTTTGGGTATACGACATTCTACCGATACATCATAATCAACATCACCATCAAAAGGTGTTTCGATAGATTCAATTGAAAATTTAGTATGTCTCCTAAAATTCATCAGGAAATATGAAAACTCGGGTTCCCCAGTAAGCCATTGGTCCTGGATACCCGTGATAGCAAGGTTTAATCGACCAGCCATTCTTACTTTACGTGAGTAAAATTTTATGAAATAAAACGACACGATATTATAGATGAATCTTCAGTTGAGAAAATTCAAACCCGAAAAAATGGCAGACGATAAAGTTTGTGTTTTTATAGGTAAACGTAATACGGGTAAATCAACCCTGGTTACTGATATTCTGTACCATAAAAAACATTTACCAGCGGGTATCGTTTTATCAGCAACAGAAGAAGGTAATCATTATTATCAACAGTATATACCAGATTTATTCATATACGGTGATTACGATAGAGAAGCTATTGAACGTGTAATGGATAGACAAAAAAGATTAGTTGGTGCGGGTAAAAAAAATTGTGGAGCCTTTCTTCTTTTAGATGACTGTATGTATGATTCTAAGTTTATGAAAGATACGTGTATTCGTCAATGTTTTATGAATGGGAGACACTGGAAGATATTTTTCATGTTAACTATGCAGTACTGTATGGATCTACCACCCGCACTCAGGGCAAATATCGATTACGTATTTATTTTACGTGAAAATATTATTCAAAACAGGGAAAAATTATTTAAAAACTTTTTTGGTATTTTTCCATCTTTCGAGATGTTTAATAAAGTTATGGATTCATGCACAGAAAATTACGAATGTTTGGTTTTAGATAATACATCTAAAAGTAATAAAATAGAAGATTGTGTCTTTTGGTATAAAGCGACACTTCGTAAAAACTTCAGGGTTGGTGCACCAGAGTATTGGCAAACACATAAAAAGATGTTTAATCCAAAACATGGAAACATGAAAGTAGGAGATCCAAATTCAGTTAAAAAGAATACACCTTTTAAAGTTACTAAAAGAAAATGATAAGATCAATTGCTAAACGAATGTACACGACTTTAAATTTACATACCACTAAAAATATGACTGTGGTGTATCCAGCTTATAATGAATTTAAACCAGATGATAGTGACGATGGGTATAGAATATTAATTGATGTATGTCATCATACAAAAACTGTTTATATAG